CCAGAAAGTCAAATCAACTGGTTGGGGACAAAGAGAACAAAAGACGGCTTATCTTTCACGGGTGAAAGCCATGAATTAAACCACACTTTTGAAATGGAAGAACTTTTAAAAGCCATTGTACTGATTGAACAAACGTGCAAAGAGATAAGCGAGAATTATAAAAGTTTTTTACACTCACATAAATAAAAATAAAATGAGCAAACAAACGGCAGTTGAATGGTTGCAAGAACAATTATTTCCAAAAAGACTAACTAAAGAACAATATTATTGTATTGAAAAAGCCAAAGAAATGGAAAAGGAGCAGATAGAAAATACATGGATAGACGCAACTCCAAGAAATATTCCAAAGTATGAAGAAATTACAAAAGAATATGCTAAACAATATTACAACGAAACTTATAAAAAAGCAAAATGACCGACGAACAAAGAGCAAAGCGAAACGAATACATGAGAAATTATTACAAGAACCTTTCTCGATACCAAAAGGAAAAACGACGAATTAAAAATCTGGAACAAAAGAAACAAAAATACCACGATAAGACGCCTGAGGAAAAGGCAAAAAGAAAAGAGGCTAACCGCGAGCAGTATTTGAAAAACATTGATAAAATTAGGGCATACGCGAAGGCGTACCGTCAAAAACAAAAAGAAAAAAAATGCTTACAGAACGAGAAAGAGAAAAATTAATCAAGGACGCCGCCAGTATCTTTGTAGCCGCTGGAGGTATTCTAACTTTGGCTTTTGCCATTTATTTCATTGTTGACCTTGTAAAAAAATGGTACTGATGAAATACGAAATCAAATGGAAGAGCGGGAGAATTATTACCGACGCAGAAACGGTTGAAGATGCGATAAAAAAGTTTAAAGAACTGGGAATAGAGGTTGCAGATAAAGAAATAAGTATTGCATCATTTGGTTGAAGTTTGTCCCGTATCTCATTGGTACGGGATTTTTTTTATAAATAATGTTGTAAATATTTTTTTATGTAAATAATTTAAATTAAATTTACGAACCGAAAGGAATTTAGATTTTATCACTTTTTAAAAACAACCAAAATGGAAAAGCAAATTTTTACAGTTATGTACTTTGGCAACGCCAAAAGGTATCAAGATTTATGCGAAGAAATTGCAGCGTATTCAAAGCGCCATGCAGTTGAAATGGTTTATTCAAAGATGCGCAATGAAGATTATTTCCCTGAGGATGAGTTTACATGGGGTGGACTTATCCGAGACTGCGATGGCAATGTTATTGCAGATGCCAATGACGAAACGATTGAATACGATGGAGGTTACTTTTACGCTGAACCAGTAATTCAATAATCATGAAAGAGCCAATTATTGAAACATACGTTCCACAAAATACGCGGCTGCCGTATCAGGTAGCCGCTGGCATCGGCATTGCTTTTGTCATTGGGTTGATTTATTCCCCGATAAACACAAATTACAATTATACTTCCTTTGTTCCCATTATTCAGCGAGACACTGTTTACGTACATAAAATAACGACGTTGACCTTTCCCGCGAAGGCTGAGGATAAAGCCATTGACGAAAGCGCCTACGGGTCACGCTCCTACGGTTACGAGGTTCGCAAGTTGTCAGGGTTACAACTTAGGCAAACATTGGAAGGACGAGGTTTTCGAAACCTTGCAAAAGTTGACAGGGCGAAGCTTCGTCGCATATACCTTGCCTATTGTTACGAATCAATGTTGATGAACGTACACGTTTTAACAGATTTTCCCGTGTCAATGATTTATTCCTTTTTCATCATCGAGGCAACCAGTCAAGGGGTTGAAACAGAACTTTGGCGCAAACACGCAAACGCTGGAGGGGTAAAGGCGTTGAAAGGTAAGCAATCGGTAACCTACAAAACACGGGAGGTAATAAAAGGAAAAGATAAATACATTAAGGCAAAGTTTATGAAAGCATCCAGCACGGAAGAAGGTATGAACCTTTGGGCTGGTGTTTTGAACTCTGGAAGATACGCGGCTTGCAAAAAGGCAAATTACAAAATCAAAGGGATAAAGCTATACGAATCTATTTGTAAATGCGTGTACAAATCAGGATACCACACGGACACCGATTACAAGTTCCGCGCCTCATTGATGGCTGAATACTGGCAGATTAAACGGGATAACTTCCCTTTGAAGAAAGAATACAATGTTTTTTAACTTTTTTTTATTTATTTGTGTAAATATTTTTTTATGTAAATATTTATTTATAAATTTACGAACCGAAAGGAACAAAGTATTTTTCACCACTTAAAAAACAAAACAAATGGAAAAGAATTTCACCAACACCCAGTTTAAATGGACTTTTGAAAGCATCAGCGACAACATTCCTACAATCATGCTTTTGACAATAGTATTAACCTACGGGGTTAATGCTTATTTGACCGCCATCTTTTTACCCATTAACTTTTGGATTGCAATTACCGCTTCAACCATTTTACAACTTGGACGCTTTGCAGTCGTTTTCATGGACTTTCTAAACCCTACTAAGGGAAGAAGCCCTTTCCCACCTAAAATAGCATTAGGAGCGACGATAATAGCCTTAATTGAAATTTTCTTCGGGTTAATGGAAAAGTATTCTGGAGCGGAATTTATTACCATGTTCTTTTTTGTTGGAACAATCGTCTGTTTTGGCTACCTTTTGGAAATAAACTTTGTTAACAAAGGGGTTGAGGCATACGGTTTGGTTGAGCCAAAAGTAATCAAAAGACGCAAAAGAAGGGTCGTTGTAAAAAAAGTCACGGAAGATGCACCAAAAGAAAGTAAGGGTTACGTAACTTCGTTTCAAACGATAACACTTTGAGGACATACATCGGGGTTGACCCAGCAATAAGAATAAACGGAATGGCGGCTTGTATAATTCAAGGCAAAGAGGTAAAATTCACGAAATACAAAAGGTTCGTGGATTTTATCCTCGACGTTCCAAAGTGGGTACAATACGAAAACCCTGTTGTACTGGTTGAAGATTCCAGCCTTCAAAATGTAACTTTCAACTCTTCCATTAACCGCGCTATCCTTTCCCGTATGTCCAGAAACGTGGGCATGAATCAAGGAGCATCAAGAATAGCTTATGAATGGATTAAGGAAAATGGGTACGAGGGTTACAACATTAGCCCAGAGCAAAAGGGCAAAAAGTGGGGAAAGGAAATATTTATGAAAATCTTCCAAAGCGAAGGTTACAAATTTGAACCAAATTTTAAAACCGCCAAAATAAGTCAGGACGAAATCGATTGTTTTACTCTTGCTTTACAGGCTAAAAATTACCAAAAACATGAAAAGAAATAACGAATTAATCGACGGCATCGAAATCAGCACTTGGAAGGAAATTGAAAGGATTGCTAAAACTTACCCGAAGCCGATTAGATTTTCAGACGGTTTAAATAGTAAAATTGCATTATTAAAATTTTATCTTGAGCCATTACTTCCAAACGGGAAGCCGCCTATTGAGTCAATGGACAAAGGTCGAATGCTTACAATAGCATATCGGTTGTATAAAAGCACGGACGGTGACACCGTCACAAATTTATCCTTGAAAATTATAAATCAAATTATAAACTAAGAAATTGATTACGTTTGTTTTATGTTAATTAGTTTAGGAGTGGTGAATTAGAGGGTTGGCAGTTGCGTCAACCCTTTCCATTTTAAAAGGTAACCCCTTGCGTCTTTGCGTAATCAACCACCGCACGTGCATGACAAAGCGCCAATGTGTCTTGAAACGCTGGGTCGAACATCATGACGGCATCTTTGTAATTTGTAAAGAATCCGTTTTCCGATAACACGGCTGGCATACTTGTTTGGCTCAGTACAAAGAAATTAGCTTCCTTGTCTGGGTCATTGTCAATCGTATCCATTCTATAAACCCATTTTGGGAAAGCCTCCTTGACCTCATTAAAAAGGAAGGTGGCGTAAATATCAGCCTTTGTTTGCCCGATTGATGTGAACACTTCAAAGCCCCTTGCCGTTGGTGTTGCCGCGTTGCCGTGGATACTTAGGAACAACGAAGCCTCATAGTTCTGGGCGTTCATGTTTGCCTTTGCTACGCGCTTAGTTAGGCTAATATCAATAACAGGGTCGTAAACATTGATAACCGACATTCCCCAGTCCTTTAAATACTGCTCAATCTTTGCCGCAACTTCCCTGTTAAACACGCCTTCAAAGAACCAACCGTAGCCATGAAACATTGAGTTGTTATGCTGGAAGCACTTTGAGGGGTAGGTCGTATAATTAAAAGGTAACTTTTTCTTTGCATCGATGCCGCCGTGACCAGCATCAAGGAATACACAAAATTTACTTGCTTTCATATTTATATATTTTTAAGGGCGACGCAAATCAATGCACCGCCCTGTAAACGCATAAGGTAGCGACTTCTCTGCGCCTATAATTTAAATCCGATGAGCGAAAAAGCTGCGGAAATCAAAGAAAATTTGGGCGGTAAACTAACCGAAATCTCCTTCCCAGCACATTCGCGGCTTGTTTCCTTTATCTTATCCCAAATGATTTGAGCCAGTTGGATGTATTCGCGCCAAGTAAATTTTACCTTATTGCCTTCAAGATGAACGTTTATCTCAGAGGCTAACTCAGCAAAGTTCATTGAGTAACAAGCCACGTCGCCCATTGGTGACTTTATTCCATCTGCATTTTTAAGGGCATCTTTTAAATTAGTCTGCATATTATGTTTTTTTAAAGTTTCTAAAATCATTGAATGCGTTATTATTTTCTCCATTGTTTTAACGTCTGAAAAATCTAAGAATAATTGTACCAATATTTGTTCCAGTTATTGACTTTATATTTTCCGAAATACTAAACAATTCCGTGGCTGCAATGATGAAGCTGACAGAATAGGTTATTTGCGATGGCAGTCCAAAAGTAACACTTGCCCCGTGAAAAATCATTATACCGCAGAAATAGGTCACCACCTTTTGCGATGTGCGATAAAGCCCTTTGCTCGTTATCGGCTCTCCCCTTTTCTTTGCCGCAAGGATTCCCGTGACCGTGTCTGCAAAAACAACAAAGATTGTAAAAATCAAAAAATGTTTGATGGGTAGGAAAAACGAGAATAGCACTCCGCAACAAATGGAATAGGCAATGCCATCGTAACCAAGTTTAAAAATGTTGTAAATAACTGCTTTCATTATTCAAGTTTTATTAACCTCACATCTCCATCTACCGTTGCAAACTTGCCATCAGCGTATTTGTAACAATCGTACCTTACACCGTTAAAGGCAAAGGAAACTTGATTGGTAAATGTAGATAAAAGTAGATTGGTTGAAATGGAATACACCTTGCCATTGTCTGGGTTGAAGATTAAACGCTTGTTGTTGTTCAACTCAATAACTCCATCAATAATTTCACCCTTAAAATTTAACTTCCAGTCACCGACAAACTTTGCCGTGTCTCTTTGAGCCGTTGTAAAATAGACAGGCTTACCACTAATTTGAACGTGCAAGTCATTGTAGTAATTAATTCTTTGTACGGCTTTAGCCTTTGTGATAATAGGCTTTGCATGAATAGCAATAGTGTTACTTTGCCTTTCTGCATCGGTAACAAGGCTTTGAATGGCAGTTGCACTATCTCCCAATATTTGCTTTGAGCCTGTGACAGTACTATCCGACAAAGTTGTTTGCTGAATAATGTAATAGATGTTGCCTTGCTTTTGGATGTACACCGTGTCTTTGACAACGTCTTGGGCAAAGGAAAACAAGGGAAGGAATAAAAATAGGTATCTCATTTTATTTATTTTCGAGGTTAATAATTCTTTGTTCAAGGGCTTTGATGAGCGCTTGTTGCTCTTGGATGGCTTTGGTTAATGTAGCAGTAATCGCTCTGTAATCAAGTTGTAAATCGCCCGTTCCTGTTGATGATACCGCATTAGGAATAATGTCAAAAACATCTTGAGCAATAAAACCAACTTCTTTTACATCACTATCAATTTTTCTGTCTGTATCATTATATAAAAATGTAACAGGATTTAAAAGTAAAATTTCATTTAATCCAAAAGGACTATTTTCTATTGTATTTTTTAAATTCATATCCGAAGTTGCGGCTTGCAATTTACCATTTGCGTCTGCTCCTACATCATTTATTCCAGCTAAATTATTAATAGTAACTTCACCATTTGATGATATGGTAAGTCTAATATCAAAACCACCAGTACTAAATTGTAAAGTATTATCGCTTTGTAAAGTAGTTGCACCAGCAAGTGACCCTGAACCGTACCCACCTGCAATAGAATTAATCATTAATCTACCCTTACTTATTACTGCACCAAGTGTAGTTAATCTTGAATCAAATGTAAGTCCTGGATAAATATCTGAACTAAAATTTAAACCATTAATTCCAGAATTATTACCACTACTAAATAGTAATAATCTATCTCCTGTTGTTCCATTTATTCTTACAGTATCACTTCCAGTATTAATATCAAGTTTATATCTTGGACTCGCAGTTCCAATACCGACGTTGCCACCAGCTTCATATATTGCAGCAGTATCAAAAACACCAGATGAATTTTTTCTTACTAAATAATTATTTGGTAAACTTGACATATCTGCACCTGTTCCCCCATTTGCTACCGCCAATGTGCCTCCTAATGTCACCGCGCCACTTGTTGCCGTGGATGGTGTTAAACCCGTTGTTCCAGCGCTAAAGGTTGTTACCGCAGTACCACCTCCTGCAACGCTCCAAACATTTGTAGCACGATTGTAATTGTAAAACCTATGATTTACCGTATCAAGAATAATATACGCGCTTGTATCGCTCAATGGTGTAATTAAAGCAGTATCACCAATTACGCCCCGATAAATAAGCCCATCGGCAGTCGTCTGTTCTCCCAGCGTTATCTTTTGATTGCCGTTGCTCGGGTACTGTGCCCATGCAAGGCAAGGCAAAAGGAAGAGGAAAAGGGAAAGGAGTTGTTTCATGTTTTTTATTTTATTGCGAAAAATTCAATTTTAGTTACCGTTTGCGCATTTAATACGTTGTTTGTTGCTCCATCTCTTACAATAAAAGTAATATTTGTTCCGTCAACCTCTTTGACATTTACAATATTAGTTGTTGACGCTGGTAAATTTGCAAAAGCCATAATAGGCGTAAAGTTAAACCCATGCGCAACCGTAATATTTCCATTTGCATCAGTTACTGCGTTTGTTACTGAGCCTCTACCAAAAAGCCCCGTTTGTGCCACCGTTGTAACCGAGCCAACCACATTGCTTCCATCTTTGCCAAGTAAACTTGTAGGTGTTGCCGAGGTTGTAGAAAGAGTGACCGCTCCCGAAATTGTGCCACCAGAACTATTGTATTTTAAATTTATTCTATTTGAAAGTGAAGCCGTGTCGCTTGTACTTAACTTTGCATCAATGCGACTTGATAACGATGCTGTGTCAAGGTTGGTTAAAACATTGTTGCCGCCTTCGGTAATTGCGCCTGTGACACCGAGTGTGCCGTTAACATACAATGTATTTGGATGTATATCATTACCAGTTGCATCAGATTTAATGCCAACATTACCTTGAGGGTCTTGAACTAATCCTAAATATTGCGTTTCTTCTGTACTTGAAATAAATCTATAACCGCGTTTAGCAGATGCTTGAGCAATACTTTCAAATGTCATAGATGAAACACTTGATGTAGTATATATTTTACTTCTTGCACTTCCAACGGTTGAAAATGTAATTCTACTTTCTAAATTATTATCATTTGCATCAATGTTTAATTGAGTGGCATTAGAACTTGATAACCTTAAATTACCTGTTAATGTTCCCCCTGTCAATTTTAAATAAGTTGAATCAGCTAAGCCCGTGCGAAGGTAACTTGAATTGTCATACGTTATATTTGTTCCCGATGCCTTAACAAAGCCTGTGCCGTTCAATGTGTTTTGCTTTGCCGCAAATCTGGAAGTTAGATTAAGGTTTAATGTATCTGACTGTGTAAATAAAAATGTGGTATCAGCTGCGATTGTGCCCGTTGTAGTTATAGTTCCACCCGTTAACCCTGTTCCCGCCGTGACACCTGTCACCCCTTGTAAATCGGTAAATGTTGGTATTAATGTACCACCGTCAAGTTGCGTTAAGGTTAATGTCTTTGTATCTGTTCCCGTGAAAACTGCATTGTTTATCTTGTCATTATACGCCGTATTCCATTCGTTTTGTTTTATGTCTGTTGGTATGGCATAACCTGAGGCATAGCTTAACG